AAGAAAGTGCTGAAACTTTGGAAGAAGAAGCTGAAGATGCAACTATTTCAGAGCAAGGTATGTCAACTATTGTTGATCCAGAGTTTTTATCGCCAGAAGATATGCAAATGCAATTTGCTGGTCAGGCGAATACTGACAAAATTTCTAATCATTATAATAATATGTTCAGCAAGGCCGCTGAAATGCGTGGTCAAGCACTAGAGTTTATTACTACTGAACAGCCAATGATTGGATCTCAAGCAGTACCTAGCGAGGCAGAATAGTGGTTGATCAACAAAACAACAAAAGTCCTTTGATCGAACAAGATATTCCTGTGCCACAGCCAATATCACGTGTTGAGCGTCTGAAGGCTGATTTGCTTGCTAAACAGGCTGAAGAAGAAACAACCTTTGGTGAAGCTGTATCTGCTGCGTATCAAACAGATAACATGATGGCTTATCTATTTAAGGACAAGCCAGAGTTTGAATACGATCCTAATTATAGCCTAACAGATGAACTGTACACTAAAGCAACAGAAGGTATCCCATCTGATTATCATGATTTTGTGTCAGACGCTGTTAGTGAACCACATTTGATGCGGTTGCGCGAAAATGTACAAGAGTCACTGAAACGTGAAGAAACGCTGGCAAACTATGGTTGGTCGGGCGTTGGACTGCGTATGGCTATGTCTGTACTAGATCCTGCCGCTATTGCCGCTACGGTGGCTACAGATGGCCTTGCAGCACCATTAGTGTGGGGTGGTAAGGCAACACGCCTTGCAAGGGCGTTACGAGGCAGTGCAAGCGGTGCAGTATCAAACGCTGGTATCGAAGCATATCTGGTGTCACAGAACGAAGTCAAAGACGCATACGACATTCTTTACGGTGCTGCTGCTGGGTTTTTGCTTGGTGGTGCATTTGGCGCAATGGGGAAAAGTAATCTGCCTGAGTATGATGATGCGCTTGAAAAGATGGCGCAAGATGCACATATCGCACAGGTTCTTGATTACTCTAATTCACCCAAGATGAAGGACATAAATGGTGGCACATCACTATCTACGCCTAAAAGTGTCGGTGCTGCACAAAATCCTTTTGTTACTATTGATGACACCGTTGATCTCCGTGTTGACCTCGAAGATGTCTTGGATTTAACAACAGGTGCGCCATACGCATACACTGTAAAAGGTTTGCCACGCTTCTCAATGGTTGGACAAACAAAGTCATCTCCATTGCAAACTGCACGTTTCTATATGGGTAAACTATTAGAAGATGGCGCAGGACGTAATGCAGAAAACGCACGGATGCAGGAAACTGCTGAAACTATAAAGCGTCAAAACTTACAGTCTATGTCTATTGAATACTATAGAACATATGGCCCAGCGTATAACGAGTGGTTAGAAAGCGTTGGCGGTAAAAAGTTTGGCTCAACATATATCGCAAAGATCTCATATCTAAGACGTGGTGAGTTTGGCGAACTTGTGGCAGATGCGGTGGAAAATCCTAACTTGCCTACGCATCCAGCAGTAAGACGTGCAGCAACAAAACACGCAGAGATGACAAACAGGTTGCGTGTAATGAATCAAAAGGCAGGAACAAAGGGTTTTGAAACAATCCCAGAAGACCTAACCTACCTTACTCGCGCATGGTCATCAGACAAGATTGCTAAGTACAACTCAGCAGATGTACGCAACATATTAAAGAAGTCTTTGATGCAAGCCAATCCTGATATGGATGAAGAGTTTGCAACTAAGTTTGCTGAAGGTTTAAACAAGAACTTCCGTAAACGTGCAGTTGGCATGGAAGCAGGGCTGGCTAGAGCGTTTACCACAGACTCTAAGGATGTACTGAAAGATATTCTTGTTGAAGAAGGTTTGCTTGAACCAGAGGGTGCAGATCAACTTATTAAACTGCTATCTACATCACCTGATGGCACACCGACACAGGCTATGCGTAGGCTGCGTATGGACATGAACGCCATGGAAAACTTGCCAGATGGCTCTGTCTTGCGTGTCAAAGACCTTGTTGATCGTGACGCTGAACAGTTGTTTATGAAGTATTCAAACCAGATGACAGGCATGGAAGCCTTGTCACGTATTGGCATTTACAGCGATGCGGATCATGCACGGATGCTAGATAGAGTACGTGCAGAGGCTGATAGATTAGGCCCAGAGGCCGCAAAAGACTTAGAAAAGCATATCGAAAACCTTGATGTTGGCTATCACTTGGTGAGGGGTAGACCGTCACCGTTGCAGGATGATCCTAACGGTAAGTTTGCTAGATCTATGCGTTTGCTTATGGATTGGAACTTCTTGCGTTTGATGGGTCAGGTTGGCTTTGCACAACTTGCAGAACTAGGTAACGTGCTGTCGCTAGGTGGTTGGCGTGGTATGCTTCAAGCAATGCCAGAGTTACGTGCCATGGTCAAACGTGCTAAGAACGGTGAAGTAGAAGATCAAGTATCACGCGAGTTTGAGGCTTGGACAGGCTACGGTGGCGATAGATATATCAACCAGTTTGCTAACAGACGTGACCATGATGCTTATTATGAAGCAGGGCGTGGTGATCTGATTGATAAAGCAATTGATGTAATGCAGCCGTTGAAGCGTGGCTTGGCTGATTTGTCAGGTATGGCCCCAATAACTCTTGGCCTTGAACGCATGGCATCTAAGATTGTCATTCAGAACTTTACTGACATGGCTTATGGCACACGCAAAGTAAACATGGAAAGGCTGATGGGTTTAGGTATTGATGAACCCATGGCAAAACGTATATTTGATCATCTTAAAAGTGACAGGGTTGTTAGCGTACCATCTACCTTGTTTAAGAACAGAAAGATAAAGCGTGTAAACTTTGATTTATGGGAAGACGATGTACGTGAAGCGTTTTTGACTGCTGTATTTAGACAGTCACGTCAGGCTGTACAGCAAAACGACTTTGGCAACCTTAATAGATATATGACTAAAACAAGTGTACAGATGGCTACACAGTTTAGAACATTTAGTTTGGTTGCGTATGAAAAGCAGTTTTTGCACAATGTTGCCGCAAAAGACGGTCAGGCTGCGCTTGCTATGTTGTACTCAACATTCTTTGCTGGTACATCATACGTCATGCAGACAACAATTAACTCTGCTGGTAGGGAAGATCAGAAAGAGTTTTTGGAAGAGCGTTTAGCTCCTGCTGAGATTGCAAAGGCTGCGTTTCAGCGTTCATCATACGCTACACTATTCCCAGCCATGATTGATACTGGTGCGATGTTCTTTGTAGATGATCCTATCTTTGCATATGGTAGATCAACAGGTCTTTCATCTAACCTTATCCAAGGTATTCCTGCGGTAGATATTGTTGATGATGCTTTTAAGGCGGCTACTGGCTCTACAAGAGCGTTGCTAAATCCTGATGTGCAGTGGTCACAAGGTCATCAAAAAGCACTTAATTCTGTAATTCCATTCCAAAACGCCACAGGCATTAGAAATGCTATGGAATTTATGGTTGAGATGATGCCAGAGACAAGCGTTGCTGATTAGGGTTTATGAAGTGGTCAAAGTTTGTTATATTAGTTTAGCGTTGGAGTAAAGATATGACAGTTAGTAGCACAACAACAAAAGTATCATATAGTGGTGATGGATCTACCACGGTATTTGCATACACATTCAAAGTGTTCAACGCTAGTGATTTAGTAGTCATTAAGCGAACAGACTCTACTGGTTCAGAGTCCGTGCAAACTATCACAACAAACTATACAGTGTCAGGTGTTGGCAATGCTAACGGTGGTAACGTAACCTTTGTTACAGCCCCAGCAACAGGCGAAACGGTTGTTATTCGCCGTACATCAGCGCAAACACAAACTACTGACTATACTCCAAACGATCCATTCCCTGCGTCTGCTCATGAAGAAGCGTTAGACAAACTGACCTTTATGGTACAGGAACAACAGGAAGAACTTGACCGTTCTATTAAGGTGTCACGCACAAACACAATCACATCATCAGAGTTTACTGTCGGTGCAACAGATCGTGCTAACAGGGTCTTTGCCTTTGATAGTGACGGTGACTTGTCGGTTACTCAGGAGATCGGTACATATCAGGGTACTGATGCAACAACAACCACATCTAACTATCAAGAGCGTGATCTTATCAAGTCCACGACAGCAGCAGAACTAAACAACGTATATATCTGTATTGCTGACTCTGTAGCTGGTGATTTGCTTACTGACACTGATCACTTTGAGTTAATTATAGATGCTGTTTCTGCGGCAACCAGTGCCACAAATGCTGCTACCAGTGCTACTACGGCAACAACCAAAGCAACAGAGGCCGCAACTTCTGCAACTAACGCTGCAACTAGCGCATCAAATGCTTCAACCAGTGAAACTAACGCATCGACTAGCGAAACTAATGCTGCTACATCAGCCACAAATGCCGCAACGTCAGAGACAAATGCTGGTACAAGCGAGACTAACGCAGCAACATCCGCTACGTCTGCGTCAACCAGCGCAACCACAGCAACAACTAAGGCTTCTGAAGCCAGCACAAGTGCTACTAATGCTGCTACAAGCGCAACGACTGCCACTACAAAGGCATCTGAAGCATCTACTAGCGCAACCAATGCGGCTACCAGTGAGACTAATGCAGCGACTTCTGCGACATCTGCATCGACTGCACAAACAGCAGCAGAGACAGCGCAAACTGCTGCTGAAACTGCACAGACTGCGGCTGAAACAGCACAGGCGGCTGCCGAACTAGCGGCTGATAACTTTGATGATACGTATCTTGGTGCAAAATCTAGCGATCCGACAGTAGATAATGACGGTGATGCGCTAACTGCTGGTGATCTGTACTTCAACACCACATCAAACAACCTAAAAGTTTACACAGGTTCTGCTTGGGCAGATGCTGCGCTGGATGCTTCTAGCTTTATTGCATCATCAGGCGGCACACTTACTGGCAACCTGAACTTTGGTGACAACAACAAGGCGCAGTTTGGTGCTGGCAATGACTTGCAGATATTTCATGATGGTACACACTCACGAATAAATGAAGTAGGTACAGGCAACCTTAGAATTTCAGCGCAAGATTTTCATTTGGTAGGCGACAGTGATGGCGAAATAAAAATTAGCGCAACCCAAGACGGTTCAGTTACGCTTGGATATAACAATGGAACAAAACTCGCCACCACCGCCTCTGGCATTGATGTCACAGGCACTGTGACTATGGATGGCGGTAGTACGTCTGCTGACTTTTCATTTGGTGACAGTGACAAAGCATTGTTTGGTGCTGGCAATGACTTGCAAGTTTATCACGATGGAACTAACTCATACATTCTTGAGAATGGCACAGGCAACCTAATTGTTAAAGGCAATGCAGGTATTTACTTGCGTGGCACTAATGATGAGAATATGGGTGTCTTTTTGCAAGATGGCGCATCAACTCTTTATCATAATAATGCCGCAAAGATTGCAACATCATCTACAGGCGTAACTGTAACAGGGACTGCATTAGCAACAACAAACACAGATACAACTAACTCTGGTTCTGTGACACTAGACTTTGGTGCTAATCAAAACTTTGTGCTGACGCTGACAGGCAACGTGACGCTTGCCAACCCAACCACAGAACAAACTGGTCAATCTGGCTTCATCATCTTCATCCAAGATGGCACAGGTAGCCGCACAGTTTCGCTAGGCTCAGACTATGAGACTGCTGGCGGTGCTGGCCTTACCCTGTCTACTGCGGCAAGTAGCGTAGACATTGTACCTTATGTTGTTCAGTCAAGCGGTAACATCTTGCTAGGCGCACCACAGTTGGCATTTAGTTAAGGAGTAACTATGTCAGGTCCTTTCGGTTCTTCACAATGGATGTATCAATCTGCGGCAGGTTTCTATGACTACGAGATTGGTCAGTCTTTGCGATTTGAAGACGGTGACAGCCCGCAGTTAAATCGCACCCCATCATCTGCTGGAAACAGAAAAACATATACCATTTCGCTTTGGGTTAAGCGTTCCAATTTTGGGTTAAGGGGTCTTTTCGCTGCAAAGCAAACGAAGGACGACACCACGGCCTGTTTCTTTAACACCAACGATGAGTTTGTTTTTGTTGATAGGCCAAGCAATGTAAAGAACATTGAGTTTAGAACAAACGCAAAGTTTCGTGACACATCCGCTTGGTATCATTTTGTTATTAAGGTGGATACCACGCAATCAACCTCATCAAATAGGGTTAAGATTTATGTAAACGGTGAGCAAATCACAAGTTGGGCTGTCTCAACCTACCCATCACAAAATTACAACACTGCCTATTGGAACAACACTCAAGTTCATAGGATTGGTTCTTTTCAAGACAACAGCATTTTATATCATGATGGTTATATTGCTGAATTTAATTTTGTTGATGGCACTGCGCTTGAGCCGACATCATTTGGCGAAACTAAGTCAGGCATTTGGACTCCGAAGAAATACACAGGATCATACGGCACAAACGGTTTTTATTTAGACTTTGCTGACGGTTCTGCGCTTGGCGATGATGAAAGTGGCAACACAAACGATTTCACATCAAGCGGCCTTGCGGCTTCTGACCAAGTAATTGACAGCCCAACTAATAACTTCAGCACCCTTAATGGTCAGATGCGGGGGAATGGCACTTTTTCACAGGGCAATCTCAGGGTTGTTGGTATTGGTGGCAACTATGACAATTTCACAAACACCGTTATGTTTGACATTAATGATGGCAATGGTTGGTATTGGGAATGGCGTTCAAGTGGTAATGATGGTGCCACAGAGATTGGGGTTTGCACCACAGACAATCCATACTTAAATCAATCAGACCCGACAAATCCAGCCGCCGCAACAACTGGTGGGGTTTCTTATCAAGGGAATGGAAACAAAAAGGTTGCTGGCACTACGTCTTCTTATGGATCAACGTGGACATCTGGCGACATTATTGGCGTTGCTGTTAAGGATGGCAAAGTTTGGTTTGCAAAGAATGGAACTTGGCAGAATAGTGGAGACCCTGCATCTGGCACAAATGCCGCCGCCACTGGATTAAGTGGTGATTATGTTTCCGTATTTTCAATAAATGGCACTAATTCTGGGAATGTAAACTTTGGTCAGGACAGCACCTTTGCTGGTCAGTTAACAGCGCAAGGCAACAGCGATGCAAATGGTCAGGGTGACTTTTACTATGAGCCGCCATCGTCATTTCTCGCGCTTTGTTCAGCCAATCTGCCTTCCCCTGCCATTGACCCTAATGAAGATGAAAGGCCACAGGATTATTTCAATACGGTTCTTGACACTGGAACAGGCTCCGCAAAGTCGGTAACTGGTGTTGGTTTTAAACCTGATTGGGTATGGCGTAAAGCAAGAAGCAATGCTCAAAACCACACTATGTATGATGTTGTTCGTGGTGTTCATAAAATACTACAGTCAAACACTAGCAACGCAGAAGACACAAACGCAAATTCACTTACATCTTTTGATAGTGATGGTTTTTCACTGGGAACTGCTTACCCTAATGACAATAACTATACATACGCATCTTGGTGCTGGCTGGCTGGCAACGGCACATCAAGCAACACCGATGGCACAATCACAAGCACCGTTTC